TGGACTCGATAGGATCAACCAGGATGAAATGATATATGTAGTGGAAGGTCCTATTGACTCGATGTTCCTAGAGAATGCTGTGGCCACGGCTGACGCCAACTTAGAGTCCATTACCAAATTATTCGATAAATCCCAAGTAACTTTGGTATTTGACAATGAACCTAGAAATAAACAGATAGTAGAAAAAATAAATTTAGCTATTGATAATCACTTCAATGTTGTGATTTGGCCAGAGTTTATTGATTGTAAAGACATTAATGAAATGGTGCTCGATGGGTTCTCACCTGATGAAATCCAAGACATTATAAGTAAAAATACCTTCGTGAATTTGAGAGCGAAAATGGAGTTTGTAAACTGGAAGAAAGTATAATATGAATGTGAAATTAGTATCGTATACAAAAGATGTAGAGAATAGAAATTTATTAGAACAAATAGCTTATGTGGCAAGAGTATCAAACCCAGCAAATCAAAATAACAATGATAATGCTGAAAAGTTAGTTAGATATTTAATTAAACACCAACATTGGTCTCCTTTAGAAATGGTCAATGTGTGTTTAGAGATTGAAACTACAAGAGATATTGCTAGACAGATTTTAAGGCACCGTAGCTTTAGTTTTCAAGAGTTTAGTCAAAGATATGCAGTAGCTGATTTAGGTTTTGAGTATAAAGAAGCAAGATTGCAAGATGTAAAGAATAGACAAAATAGTATTAAGAATGATGATGAACAATTAAATGAAGTTTGGCTTAAATTTCAAAAAGATGTTATATTAGAAGCCACAAAGACATATCAATGGGCTATTAATAACGGCATTGCAAAAGAACAGGCTCGAGCAGTATTGCCAGAAGGAGTAACAGTTTCTAGGTTGTATATGAATGGTACCTTGCGGTCATGGGTACACTATATACAATTACGAAGCGCAAACGGAACACAAAAGGAACATCAAGATATTGCTTTGGCTTGTGCTGAAGCAATCCAACCAATATTCCCAATGATTAAAGAATTTATTACACAATAACAATAAGAAGAAGGCGATTACATGGAATACCTAGGCATCAACATTGATTTACAAAGAGATTCTTTATTTGATGAACTTGGCATTAAAAGACTAAGAGAAAGCTACATGAAAGATGATGAGGAGAGTCCACAACATCGGTTTGCTTTCGTTTCAAAATCATTCGGTTCAAACACCGAACACGCTCAGAGGTTGTATGAATATTCTAGTAAGCATTGGCTATCTTATAGCACTCCCATTCTTTCTTTTGGTCGCTCTAAACGTGGTATGCCTATATCATGTTTCCTTAATTATATTGAGGATACTGCGGAAGGCCTAGTCGAGAATCTTTCAGAAACAAATTGGTTATCGATGTTGGGAGGCGGAGTAGGCATAGGATTTGGAATCCGTTCAGCAGATGATAAGTCTACTGGAGTTATGCCACACCTTAAAATGTATGACGCAAGTTCTTTAGCTTACCGACAAGGTAGAACTCGTAGAGGTAGTTATGCTGCATATCTCGATATTAGTCATCCAGATATAATTCCATTCCTTGAAATGAGAAAGCCGACAGGCGATCCAAATCAGCGTTGCCAAAATCTACATCACGGTATTAACATCACCGATGACTTCATGACCATCATTGAAAATTGTATGTTGGATCCTGAAGCGAATGATGATTGGGTTTTAAAAGATCCACATTCTGGTGAAATCAGAGAAACTGTATCAGCCAAACATCTATGGCAGATGATATTGGAACTCCGTATGATGACTGGTGAACCATATTTACATTTCATTGATACAAGTAATCGTGAATTACCACAATGGTTAAAAGATAGAGGATTGAAAGTACACCAATCAAATCTTTGTTCTGAAATTATTTTACCGACAAATGAACAGAGAACTGCTGTATGTTGTTTATCAAGTCTAAACTTAGAAACGTATGATGAGTGGAAAGATGAACCATTATTCCTCAAAGACGTTGCCGAAATGCTTGATAATGTCCTTAGTTATTTTATTGCTAATGCACCAGACACTATTGCTCGTGCTAGATATAGTGCCGAGAGAGAACGCTCTATTGGCATCGGCGCTCTTGGGTTCCATGCTTATCTTCAACGCAACGGTATTGCTTTTGAAGGTGTTATGGCCAAAGTAACAAATAATCGTATTTTTAAATCTATTAGAGAGGGGTTGAATGAAGCTAATCAAATTTTGGGAGGAGAACGAGGGGAAGCTCCTGATGCTAGCGGGACTGGTAAGCGTTTCAGTCATCTTATGGCTATTGCTCCAAATGCTTCTTCGTCTATCATCATGGGAAATACTAGCCCTAGTATTGAGCCTTATCGTGCTAATGCTTACAGGCAGGACACTTTATCGGGAGCATTTTTAAATAAGAACCGATGGTTAGATGAATTGATAATTAAAGTTTCAAATGAAAAATCGGCCGACTGGTATAATGATGTTTGGTCATCCATTATCGCCAATGATGGTTCGGTTCAACATTTAGATTGGATGTCTGAGAATGATAAGGCTGTGTTTAAAACATCAATGGAGATTGACCAAAGATGGGTGGTTGAGTTAGCTTCCGACAGACAACAATATATAGACCAAGCACAATCATTAAATCTATTCTTTAGACCTGACGCCAATATTAAGTATGTCCATGCCATACATTTTACAGCATGGAAAAAAGGACTTAAAACTTTATACTACTGCCGTTCTGAAAAAATTGGCAAGGCCGATAAAGTTTCTAAGAAGATTGAAAGACAAGTTATCAAAGAGCTAGACATGACGCAGATTGCTCAAGGTAACGATTGTATTGCCTGTGAAGGATGAAATGGCATATTCAGATAAAGTATTAGACCATTATGAGAATCCTAGAAATGTAGGTACTTTTGATAAGAATGAAATAAATGTTGGTACAGGTTTAGTTGGTGCCCCTGCTTGTGGTGATGTGATGAGACTTCAAATTAAAGTAGAGGAAGGAGTTATCACGGATGCTAAGTTTAAAACATACGGATGTGGTTCTGCAATTGCTTCGAGTTCGTTGGTTACAGAATGGGTTAAAGGAAAAACAATTGCAGAAGCAGGAACAATTACAAATTCCAAAATCGCAGAAGAATTAGCTTTGCCACCAGTTAAGATTCATTGCTCTATTTTAGCTGAAGATGCAATCAAAGCAGCAATCAAAGACTACGAACTTAAATGTTCATGTGGAGTATAAAATGGTAGAAGTTACGGAAAATGCATTAGAAAAAATTAGAGACTTACTTTCTACAGAACAAAATCCAAAATTGGCAGTAAGAATGTTTGTTGAAGGAGGAGGCTGTAGTGGATTTCAATATAAATTTACAATGGATGAAGATATAGGTGATGACGATTTTGTTATTGAAAAAGATGGTGCAAAATTTGTTGTTGATATATTTTCAGCACAATATTTGACCGGATCAAAAGTGGATTATAAAACTGAAAAATTTGATTCACAATTTGTTATTAGTAATCCAAATGCAAAATCAACTTGTGGTTGTGGGTCCTCATTTAACGCATAGAGAAAAAAGATATGATTAAAAAATTAGAGTTAAATATTACAGACCAACGGACTTATTTTAAGCCTTTTAATTATCCTTGGGCTTATGATGCTTGGTTAAAACATGAGCAGTCGCATTGGTTGCATACAGAAGTACCGATGATTGAAGATGTAAAAGATTGGAAGAAAAAACTTAATAAAGAAGAAAAGCAATTCTTGACGCACATCTTCCGTTTCTTTACGCAAGGTGATATAGATGTGGCTGGTGGATATGTTAATAACTATCTTCCGTATTTCCCACAACCAGAAGTGCGAATGATGTTAATGGGCTTTGCAGCTCGTGAAGCACTTCATGTGGCCGCATACTCACATTTAATTGAAACATTGGGTTTACCAGAAACCACATACAATGAATTCATGGAATACAAAGAGATGGTTGAGAAGCACGACTATGTTTTAGGGGTTGCTAGTAAAAATTCCACCAAAGAAAGCACAGCTACACATATTGCAGTATTCTCCGCCTTTACTGAAGGTATGCAATTATTCTCCTCATTCATTATGTTATTGAATTTTCCACGACACGGTAAAATGAGAGGCATGGGTCAAATTGTAACATGGTCAGTCGTTGATGAAACTCAGCATTGTGAATCGATGATTAGATTGTTTAGGACTTATATTGAAGAAAATCGTGAAATTTGGAACGATGAATTAAAATCTAAGATATATACTATAGCTGAAAAGATGGTTGAACTAGAAGATAAGTTTATTGACTTGGCATTTCAAATGGGTGCCATGGAAGATTTAACAGCCGATGATGTAAAGAAGTATATTCGTTATATTTGTGACCGCCGCTTGATTTCTCTTGGACTCAAAGGTGTATTCAAAGTGAAAAAGAATCCTTTACCGTGGGTTGAGGAAATGATTAATGCACCAACACACACCAATTTCTTTGAGAATCGTGCAACAGATTATGCCAAAGGAGCTCTATCGGGAAATTGGGACGAAGTTTGGGCTTAAAAAAGGAAGAATATGACCGAGAAAACTTTATCAGGAGATTGTCTGAGTTGTGAATCAACTTACACTATACATTTTATGGAAGAAATGGTCTCACAAGAATTACCAGAACATTGCCCCTTCTGTGGTGAAACCATAGAAGAATTATCCGAGGACTATATAGAGGATGACGATGAACTGGAAGATGAGGAATGGGACTAAACTGGAAATATAATGGCAAAGATTTTACCGAAGATTTGGTTGGTAATAATTACGGGTTCGTGTATCAGATAACTAATCTGACGAATGGTAGGAAATACATAGGCAAGAAATTCTTTTACTCTGCCAAAACCAAACAAGTCAAAGGTAAGAAAAAAAGGTACAAAGCTTCAAGCAATTGGCAAACTTACTATGGGAGTAGTGACAATCTGACCAAAGATGTGTTACAATTAGGCCACGAAAACTTTAATAGAGAGATATTACATCTTTGCCTTACCAAAGGTGAATGTGGATATCTCGAAGCTAAAGAACAATTTAGGAATAATGTCCTAGAGACCGACAACTACTATAACTCATGGATAATGGTTAGAGTTAGGAAAGACCACATTAAAGGATACAATGCTAGAATTCTTACGGAGTATAAGTAAAGAACCTTACGACACCATTACTTTCATATCAGGAGATAAAAAAGATTCTCTTGAGGTAATGGCAAACTGTTATAGGGATAGTGGTACAAAAATAGGTGGCTCGGAATTAGGAGATACATTTGATATCATTCTGTTTAAAGAAGATGTGGATGGCAAACTTATCGAACCAGATAGATTTGAAGCCATACTCATGGAACCACTAGAATATATTTCCACATTAATAAAAGGCGACTGGTATGGTATTGTTGCCAGGAAGACTACCACTTCCCAAAAATTTGTTAATGAAATATTTGACAAACTGATAGAAGTGTGATATAATAGAGTTTTGAAACTATTGAAAGTTTGTTATGTTACTCGTAGACTTAAACCAGGTATTACTTGCCGGCCTTATGGCACAAATCTCATCACAGAAAAATACCAAGTTGGAAGAACCGTTGATTCGGCATATGGTATTAAACATCATTCGTATCCATGTTAAGAATTTTAAAAATGAATATGGTGAAGTGGTATTGTGTTGTGATAACCGAAGATATTGGCGCAAAGAATTCTTCCCATTCTATAAAGCAGGTCGTAAAAAGACCAGAGAGAAATCCGATTTAGATTGGCACATGATTTTTGAAATGCTTGCCAAATTCAAGCAGGAACTCAAAGAAACATTCCCGTATAAAGTAATTGATGTTGATGGTGCTGAAGCAGATGATATCATCGGTACATTGGTGCCAATCTATGCTCGTGACCAAAAGATTTTGATTCTATCGAGTGATGGCGACTTTCTACAGTTACAGCAATATGGTACCAATGTTAAACAGTATAATCCATCACAAAAGAAATATGTAAAATCGGAGAATCCAATCCTAGAACTCAAGGAGAAGATTATTCGTGGTGATAAGGGTGATGGTATTCCCAATATGTTTTCACCATCAGATTGTTTTGTCCGTGACTTGAGGCAGAAGCCAATAACCAAAACAATAATAGATAAGTATCTGTGGGAAAATGTGGAAGAATACAATGATACTGATAAGACTAACTATGCTAGAAATTCTACATTGATTGACCTCACAAAAATACCACCTGATATTAAAGAAGCAATTATAAATACCTATAATGATACAAAACCGGCATCTCGCCAAAAGTTATTGAACTATTTTATGGAACATAAACTAAAGAATTTAATGGATGTAATTGAGGAATTTTGATGAAAAATATATTCGAAGTATTGGACGAATTTGAGTTGGCTACAAACAAGAAAGAAAGAATGTTGGTGATAGAGAAGAATCTATCCAAAACATTGGTACAAGTATTTGAATTGGCATATCATCCGCAAATAGAATGGCTGATGCATGAAATGCCTAATAATTACAAAATACCAACAGATACATTACCTGGTATTTCAACAGCGCAGTTGTCGAATCAGCTCCGTAAAATGTATATGTTTAGAAAAGGTGACCAAATGGCTGAAAAGCTGACACCTCAAAAAAGGAATGAATTATTATTGCAAATACTAGAATCTTTGGAACCTCGTGAAGCAGAAGTTATCATAGGTATTTTCCAAAAGGATTTAGGTGTGAGAGGTTTAGACTATAAATTTATAAAAGAGGCTTTCCCAGAACTACTACCATAAATGATTGAAAAAGACAAGATAATAGTCACCAGCGGATCTTTTGATCCGTTGTCCTTAGAAGAACTAAACTTCTTAAAGAAGTGTAGAAGAAAAGGTGACTGGTTAATTGTCGGAATACACTCAGATTGGTGGATGTTATGGGCTCAAGGTGGATTTGTGCATAATTATGATACACGCAAAGAAATAATAACCAGTTTGCGTTGTGTTGATGAAGTTTTTTCGTTCAATGACACCGATGGCACAATAGCGCAATTACTCAAACTCACAATGATATGTTATCCAAATGCAGCCGTGACTTATGTGTCTGGTGCAAATCTTAACAATACACCTGAATTTAAATTCAGAGGTATAAATTTCGAAACAATAAAATAGGAGAAGTTAGTGACAAAATTCGTAGGAAAGTTCCGTAAGAACCAAGATTATAACGATGATTACAAATATATGCCTCAGCGCAAACATCGCAACGAACACGCAGAAATCAAAAAATTGAAAAATCAAAATTATGATGATTTCCTCAAAAGCATGGACGAAAATACCAAAATGCAAGAAAAACGGTAATTTGTTGTTTTGATACAACAAATTTGTTGTTTTGATACAACAAACCTATTGACTTAATCCTGTAACTGTCGTATAATAGATTCTTAGTTGAAAGGACTCTATTATGATGATATACGGTTATATTCCAAAATCCAAACCAAAGAAATTATCTAAAGCTCAGCAAGAGCAAAAAGATGATTGGGTCAAATCGCTTAATAAAATCTCAGGAAGACGAATAATTGCCGTTCCTAAGAATATTTCTAAGCCTTTTCCATCACCTAGGATCCCACCTGGCCGAGAAACGCCAAAATATGCGTCCTTGGATACAGGATTCATTCCTTGCACAAAATCAGTAGATGGAAACACATACACAGGCGCAAAAATGAAGGGAGTTGCAACAATGCACAAGTCCAACGCAGTTCCTGTGTTTACCGACAACGAAGCAAGAGAAATTTCGAGCATGAGGAGATAAAAATGCTAATGGAACACGAAAAAACAGAGATTTATCGAGGAATTGACTCGGTAATGTTTAATTTGAAGCACTTACCTATTGATGATGTTGCGTATTTTTTAGTAAAATTCAATCCGAAGCTGGCGGATGAGTTGGCAACATCAATTTCACAGCAAATTTTTGATAAAACTGAAGGAAAAAAGCATGAATGAGCAAAATATACCGAGCGGCCAATACATTTGGCTTGGTGCCATCACAGATGATGATGAAATACCTGCTTGGAGGCGCCTAGATATAGCCACTAAGAAGTGGGCTAACTTAACACAAATGGAAGAGGATTTATCCGACTACCAAAAACGCAAGGAGATGTATCAATGATTTATCAAACAACAGTTGAAGATGCCAAAGATGGCTCGGGAGATAGTATTTTAACATTTCCACCAGAATTACTTGCCGAAAGTGATTGGGAAGAAGGTGATACTATTACCGTTAAAAGGGAACATAGTTCAATCCATCTTACCAATTTGAGTGCGGCCATCCGACAAACAAACAAGAGTGTTGCTAATAAACAACAACTAGGTTGACACCTGCCGTGGTTGTGTTATACTATTATTTTACTTGATTAGGAACTATATTATGAATAAAAATGCTCTGTCTTTCGTTGAAGCTTGTGAGAGAATATTTGGTAACAATGCCGTTGTAACTAGAGACGGTATTGCTGAAGTGGTAAGTGAATCTGGCGCACCTTATCCTTATTGGTTAGTAACCAAATCCGAATTTCGCCATGGTCGAGGATACTACAAAGTACCATCATCTGGTAAAACGATTGTGAAAAAAGAATCAATTAAACAGGAAGAACCTGAAATGGAAGTAGCATATCAAAATGTGGTACAATTACGACAACCTAAAATGGTTGATGATAATGAACCTTCTGTTCCTGCTCGATATCCTGATTATGTTCCTTTTGGCTTTTTCAAAGATTTGCGGAATATTCTAAAAACAAAAATGTTCTATCCTATTTTTATTACTGGTTTATCAGGCAATGGTAAAACATTGATGGTTGAACAAGTTTGTGCTGAATTAGACCGTGAATGTGTCCGTGTTAATATCAGTATTGAAACTGATGAATCTGATTTACTTGGCGGCTTTGCTTTGATTAATGGTAATACAGTTTACCATGATGGCCCCGTAATTACCGCTATGAAGCGTGGCACAGTATTACTGATTGACGAAGTTGACCGTGGTTCCAATAAACTATTATGCTTACAAGGTATCTTAGAAGGTAAACCATACTACAATAAGAAAACTGGTGAAATGGTATATCCAGCTAAAGGTTTCAATGTTATATGTACAGCAAACACCAAAGGTCGTGGTAGTGATGAGGGTAAGTATCTATCACAGATTTTAGATGATGCGTTCCTAGAGCGGTTTCCTATTACTGTTGAACAGAATTATCCTGATGCTAAAACAGAGAAGAAAATCCTTTCTCCGTTAATTGATGACCAAGTATTCGTTGAGAATCTGGTACAATGGGCTGATGTAGTTCGGCAATCATTTGGCCAAGGCGCAACAGATGAGATTATCTCCACTCGCCGTTTGGTACACATTGCACAGGCTTATAAAATATTTGGTGATAAGATGAAAGCCATTACATTATGTGTTAATCGTTTTGATGAAGAAACTAAAACGGCATTCTTAGACTTGTATTCTAAAGTAGATGCTACTGTGGAATCTCCAGCCAATACAAGTTTTAATCAAGTAAATGTCGAATAAAAAAAATAACTCGGCACTTGAGAAAATGAAAAAAGTGGCCATCAATGAAAATGATCCAGAGGACATTGATGGCATACTTGATACCTTTGCGGAACTACTAATATATAAATGTGTAGATATTGTAGAGAAAAAAGGTTACCAAACTGAAGAAATCCTATGCCGTTATTTTGGTATAGATTACTGATGTATAAAAACAACACCATGGTTGACACCGACCGTGGTTCCTGTATAATGGTTCTATCAACTCGGAGAATACATGGAACTTATAGAATCTAAATCGTTACTTGCCAAACTAATGGCTACAGAAAATCTTACCGTTGAACAGCGGCAAGTACCAACTGCACAATTCGATGTTAAGAATCGTATTTTAACATTACCAATATTAGATAATAATATCTCTGGTTATCTTTATGACCTATTATGTGGTCACGAAGTTGGCCACGCATTATATACTCCAGAAGAAGGCATACGAAAAGCCTTAGAATTAAAATTATCCATGTCATTGATGAATGTATTGGAAGATTCCCGTATTGAGCGTAAAATCAAAAACAAATATCCTGGTATTCGTGCCTCATTTGTCCGTGGTTATTCCGAATTAATCGCAAAAGATTTCTTTGGTACAGCTGGCGTTGATATGAATACACTAAACTTTATTGACCGTGTTAACCTTTTCTGCAAAGGCGGACCCACTCAAGGTATTAAATTCAATGAAGAAGAAACCTCTTTATTAAAAGAAATTGAATCAACACAAACCTATGATGATGTAATTGAGCTTGGAATAAGAATTGGTAAGTTTATGAAAGACCAAGCCGAAGAAGCGGAGAAGAAAAGAGTAGAATCTGGTGACCAAGAGGAAGATGAAGAATTTGATAACGATGGTTATGAAGATTCCGAAGAAGAAACTGAAGAAATGGAATTTAATCCTAACTCACCAGAAGGAAATTATGATGAAGATTCATTTCAGCAATCGGATGAAGTTAAAGAAAATGAACAAAGTGGAACTCAGGGTGCCGGCACAGAAGGTCACAATGATATTAAATCTCACACCGATGAAGCGTATGAAAGAAACCAAAATAGATTATATGCGAATACAGGTAGAGAATATTACTACGGCAATATTCCATCCATTAACTTAGATAAAATGATTATTCCATATAAGCAATTATGGAAAAGATATAAAGCCGAAGCTCCAGAATATGCAACTGATCCTGTAAGTTTCCAAAAAACTAGGAAAGATTCAACTAAAGTTGTATCATATCTAGCCAAAGAATTTGAGATGCGCAAAAATGCTGACCAAATGAAACGCACATCTATTGCCAAAACTGGTGAATTGAATATGTCCAAGATTTATTCTTATGTGTTCAATGAGGATATCTTCAAGAAAGCCACAGTAGTTGCTGAAGGCAAATCACATGGTCTGGTTATGTTTCTAGATTGGTCAGGTTCGATGTCCGAAAATATTAACAATACAGTCAAACAGTTAATTAACCTAACACTCTTTTGCAAGAAGGTTAATATTCCCTTTGATGTATATGCCTTTTCATCCGAATATGGCCAACATGATTGGATGAAAGAAACTTGGAAAGATGGTAATATTTACCTAGACAAATGTAACTTGTTAAACATTCTTTCCAGTAAAATGTCTGCATCCGAATATTCATATGCTTGTGGTGCATTATTGTATATGACTACTGGTCATCATAGATTGGATTGGTTCTGCCTTGGTGGTACCCCACTCAATGAAGCAGTTATTGCTGCCATGGAAATTATTCCAGAATTCAAAAAACAATATAAGCTACAACTTGTTAATGCTGTATTCCTAACTGATGGTGAAGGACATGGCGGTAACATGGTATATCGTAATCTACCAATAGAAGGTATTCCATTCAATGATGCGGTAACACATAATTCTGAAGAACAACTTGTACCTATGAGAGGTTTGACCAGACAGAGATATGGTTCTTGTAATGAGATATATGTTATTCGTGATCCTAAAACAAAGAATCAGGTTATATTAAATGAAGGTTCTTTCCAGCAAAATATTACTGGTGCATTTCTCAAGTTATTAAAACAGAGAACAGGATGTAATGTGGTGGGCTTCTATATATTATCAGGTAGAGATTTTAGAAACGCAATCTGGAGATTTCCCAAGTTAACAAATGCTGAGTTATTGAGAGCAGAGTTCCGTAAAAATAACTTTGCTGTTTGTACCAATGCTGGATATGATGAATACTATTTTATCCGTACCGAAAGTATGAATACAGATGATGATGTAGAACTTGAAGTAAAAGAAAATGCGACCACCCGTGGACTTGTATCAGCATTTAGCAAGTATACAAAAGGTCGTTTGACTAACCGTGTAGTATTGAACCGTTTTATAGGAATGATAGCATGAAAGATATAGCAACTTTTGTTGGTGGTTCTGGAAAATTTATGGCCATAATATGTGAAGCTGAAGATAAATCATATTACAAAGTGAATTATGGAACAGCACAACAACCATACTCATTTAGTAAAGTGTTTATGAATGAAACAGAAGCCACCAATTTTGCAACAGAATATACAGATAGAGGAAACAAACCAGTTTTACTGGAAGAATAGATTATGATTATTAAATTGACCAATGCAGTAAAAGAGTATGAAGGTAAAAAATTCCTGTTAAACTCAGATATTATTGCCACAGTATATGAAGGCTTAAATGAAGATGGTAAGCCTGCAGTTTTTGTTTTTAGCCAGAATGAAAAAACTTGGCAGGTGAAAGAAACTGTTGCTCAAGTGGAAAAGTTATTAAAAGCATAATCATGGATGATAAGGTGAAAGAAATATTATTGATTACTCAGGAGGAGTGCGCTGAAGTAATTCAAGCAATTTCCAAAGTATTTCGTTTTGGTTTTACTGAACGATGGCCTGAAGATGCAGCAACAAACAATAAAGAACGGCTCGAAGAAGAAGTCGGTGATTTGCTTTGTATGATTGATATTATGGTAGAGAGGGGGATTATATCTGATGAGAACCTCAATAAAGCAAGAAACAGTAAACGTGAAAAATTAAAAACTTGGTCGAGCATATTTAAATAATGGATTTACATCAACTCATAGCATTTCTAAACAAAATATATGTGTGGACTCCACAAGATAGTCCTATGCGCCAAGAAATCCAAAATGTTTTGAATCACCTGAAAGCACAAAGACAATGATGAATGTATTAGTGACTGGTCATAAAGGTTATATTGGCCAACACCTATGTAAGATGATTAGGCAGAGTAGACCTGAGATTAATTTATTTGGTTTAGATAAATGTGGAACTGCCGAGGATAGACAAGATATTTGCCAGAGATTCTATTCGGATGTGGTATATAATACCGTCATTCATTTGGCTGCCAAAGTCCGTGTTGGAGAGTCCGTAAACAAACCAACACTATACTATGATACAAATATTAATGGTACACTCAACATACTAGATTGTGTCCAATATCACAACTTTATATTTGCTTCCACGGGTGTGGCCAGTAATCCAGGTTCACCTTACGGATATTCCAAAAGAGTGGCAGAAGATATTGTTTCCGAGAAGTGTTACAATTATACAATCTTTAGATTCTACAATGTAACTGGTACTGACGGATTTCCAGCCACCAATCCTGATGGATTATTTTATAATCTTGCTGAAGCGACCAGAACTGGAGAGTTTAATCTTTATGGTACTGATTATGATACAAAAGATGGTACCTGCGTGAGAGAGTATGTCCATGTAAATGATATTTGTGAGTCCTTAATAAGAGCAATAGATGAACCGGCAAACGGTATCGAGAACCTTGCTTATGGAGACACCAGAACCACCAGAGAAATCATAGATACATTCAAAGAAGTGAATAGCGTAGACTTCAAGGTGAATGAGTTACCTAGGAGACCAGGTGACTTAGTGGCCTGTCACCTAGATAAACCATCCAGATATATGGTGCAGAGATATAGCTATGAAGAAATGCTTAAGCTTTAAGAATAGAAGTAACCAGTAGACTTCTTATCAAAATATTCTCTTTGATATTTTTCTACATCGGCTGCACAAGTTGGTGACTTAGATGAGATATATAGATCCAAAGATGTTTTAAAATTTGTTCTGAACAGTTGGTTCAATAGTTTAATTAGTTTCATTGCTTTCCTTTTCATGTTAGTGTTACTACTAATAGTATTTATACTTACATATCATCACCTAAGACACGTTCTCATCCTATGAAACAAACCATGCTCACTATTGCCGTTATCGTCTTTGTGTATGGTTATCTTTCCGATGCAGATTACCACAGTATGGTTGACAAACCTAAAAAATCCGTGTATACTTGTAGTCAGATAGATAACTTATCCATGGGTGGCTGGCATCCAGACATTCCAAAAATTGAATTTGACCATTGTAATTACTTAAAAGAGAAAGCGAAACAAGACCATGCTCGTACCAATCAAATCTAAAGTCCTCATCCAGTTAATCGAGAAAGCTAAAACCACAGAAACAGGTATCATTCTTCCTGTGGCCGACCGTGATGAACCAAACAAAGCCACCGTAATTGCTATTGGTGATAAAGTCCTAGATGTCCAAGTAAACGACACCATTCTTCCTAATTGGAACCAAGCCATCGAGACTAAGTATGACGATAAACATAAGACCTATATCATTGAAGAAAAAGATATTGTTCTGGTATTTGATTAATCGGCGCAACACTTAATCCTTTTGGAAGGCCTCCGGCGCTCACCTCAACTACTTTAACTAACCTAACGGAGTATTAAATGTCACACCTAACACCAGAAGAAATTGCTCACCAGTATGATTTAGCAATGGCCTCAGTAGAGTTTATCAATGATGGAAAGCCATCAACGATGCACGAAGTGGATTGGAATCATGTTCGGCAGAAGCACAAAGATTTATTAGAATCCATGATAACCAAAACCTATTGGATAGACCAAGATTTGAAACCAATAATTGATTGCATAAACAATAATTCATGAACCTACAACTAGAAATACAATACTTCTGGCCACTCACAGAACAGATACCGTTAGACTTAG